ACAACTTCTTGTTGAAGCAACTCTGGAATCTAGAAACGAAGCAGCTTCAGGCTTAGTAGCTGACTTAACAACATCTTAATAGATTAAATACTTAGGGGGGCAACCTCAATACTGCTCCCCTAGTATAATTTTAACATTGAAGATCTGAGAGGGGTTAAGATCGGAACAATGAGGAAACAAAATGAGAACACTTAACGACTATTTTATAACATCAGCAATACCAGATGTATCAACAGCATCATCAACATTCGTAAATGTACCAGATGGTGGAAGAATTATTAAAATCTTTGCACATAACAAAGCAACTACTACAGGAACAGCAGCTATTACTTTTGAAATAGATGGCGTAGCTTGTGCTAGTGCAGCTATTAGTCATGTAGCATCAGGATCTGCAGGTAAGAAATACTCAGTAGAACCTTCTGCAACTAATGATGTCCTTGAAGGATCTGTAATTGAAGCAATCACTAATGGTGGTTCTACAAATGCATCTAAAATGGAAATTACTTACGTTATTAGAAGATAATTAATTATGGGGGTGGCAACATCCCCAAACAAAAGGAAAATAATATGCATATAGCAATGAGACCTATAACAACTCAGAAAATAACATCTTCTGGTTCATCAGCTGCATCAGCTGCGTTTGGTAATAATATAGAATATGTTAGAATAGCAGCAGACGCTGATTGTCATATAGAATTTGGAACAGGCCCAACAGCAACTACATCTAAAATTTTTGTACCTGCAAAAGATACAGAATATTTTAAAGTATCTGGTGGAGAAAAAGTAGCTGTAATTGGATCAGTAAATTTATACATAACAGAACTATCAGAGTAGTATGGGTAAGGTAAGATCAGTTGAATATGATGCTGGAGTAAAGACTAAATACATTCAAGAATCAGATGGTAGACTAACCATCAATAATCAACAAAATGTAAACCCTTTGTTAAAAAGAAACAAAGAACTTTATAATCATGACAATGGTTATATATCTTCTGCTAAAGAAATGAAAAGAGTGGCAAGTATACCACCTTTAATACTTTCTATATGGGCTAAAGAATACAATGGAACAAATAACTGGTTTCAATTACCTAAAGATATTCAAAGAAAAATAATGAGAACTAAACTTAATAGTAATGAGTTTAGGTATTTCAGAACAGCTGAAGGAAATTTATAATGGCATTAACATCATATTCAGGATTAAAAACATCTATAGCAGATTGGTTAAATAGATCTGATTTGACAACTCAAATTGCAGATTTTATTGCACTAACTGAAGCTGACTTTAATGCTAAACTAAGAATAAGACAGATGGAACAAATAGATTCTATTACAATAGACTCTGAAACTGAATCTGTTCCTACTGGTTTTATTGCAGTAAGATCTTTTTATATACTATCAGCAAGTAATAAATATCCTTTGGAGTACATAACTCCTCAGAATATGTTTGAAATTAAAGCTGGATCAACAACTGCTAGACCTAGAGTCTATACAATTGAGAGTGATAATGAGACAGAAACTTTACGTTTTGGCCCTGCCCCTGATTCTTCTTATACTGGGTACTTATCATATTATAAAAGTTTTGGAGCTCTTAGCGATTCTAATACAACAAATTACATTTTAAACAAACATCCAGGAATATATTTATATGGTTCATTATACCATGCAGCAAACTTCTTAGGTGGAATAGATCCTAACCAAGTACAACAATGGTTACAGATGTATATATCTGCTATGGAAAGATGTGAAAATAATGACAAACAAGATTCATATGGTGGAGCACCTGTTACACAAAGAACAGATGTTCAAACAGATTTATCATTTTACAGGGCTAGATAATGCAGATACCTTTTGGAGAATGGATGCCTGATCAACCAGAACATGGTATGAAAGGTGCAAACGTAGCAACTAATGTTTATCACGCATTGGGATCTTATAAAAGATTTCCATCATTGGTATCATATACAGGTACATCAACTGTAGGTAAAGATGCTCATGGGTCTGGTTCTTTTAGAGATAATTCTAATACAGTTTATAATTTTGTAGCTACAAAAACAGATATACATCAATTAGCATCAGGAACATTTACTTCTCGTAAAGGAAGTTTAAGTGGAGATGATGATGATTTTTTTACATTTACACAATTTGGTCAATATGTAATTGTAAGTAATGGAGTAGATCCAGCTCAATATTATTTAATGGGAACATCTACAAACTTTGCTAATCTTACAGCAATTCAAACAGCAGGTACTTGTCCTTTATTTAGAGTATCTGGCGTAGTTAGGGATTTCTTAGTAACAGGTAATATTGCTAATGCTACAAACAGAATACAATGGTCTGGTATTAATGATATTACAGTTTGGTCAGGTAAACAATCTGACTTACAAGACTTACCAGGATCTGGTGGACAAATAGTACATATTACTTCTGGAGAAGTAGGATATGTATTTAGACAAAATCAAATAGTTCGTATGGACTATGTTGGTGGTGCAACAATATTTAGACTATCAGTTATATCTCCAAACAGAGGAGCCATATTTGGAAGAACAGTATGTCAAGATAATAGACGTGTATTTTTTCTTGCAGATGATGGTTTTTATGAAATACAAGGTGATAACGTAGTACCTATTGGAGTAGAAAAAGTTAATAGATTTTTTGATCTAAACTTAAACAAAGCATATTCAGATAGAATAGTAGCAGCAACAGATCCATTTAATCAATTAGCTATGTGGTTGTACCCAAGCGTAAGTAATACTAACAATACAACAGGTATTTGTGATAGAATCATAATATATAATTACGCTACAAAAAAATGGTCTTTAGCAAAAGTAAGTGCTAGTCAAATATTTCCACAATTTGTAGGAGCATATACAGTAGAGTTAATGGATATTATTTCAGAAAACTTAGAACAAATTAATGCTAACCTTGATACAGATTTTTGGAATGGTGGACAAATGTTTTTAGGTGGAATAGATGGAGATTTTAAAGCTGCAATCTTTTCAGGAAACTCAAATGAGTGTGAGATAGAGACAGCAGAAATAGAAGCATTTCCAGGAGCTCGTACTAACATTCAAGGAATAAGACCAATAGTAGATGCAGAAGCAACAGTTACTGTAAAAACTAGAGAAAGATTAGCAGACACAGAAACAGAGTCTAGTTCATCTTCTATGGTAGATAGTGGGATTAATCCTGTTAGACAATCAGGTAGATACATTAGAGCTAATGTTAAGATACCTGCTGGAACAAGTTTTGATCATGCACAAGGTATAGACATTGTAGCATCTAAAGCAGGATATAGATAATGACAGATTCAGTAGATATAGATAACGTAAGATATTCAATGGAAACACAAGAGTTTTTCCAAAGACAAATAGAAGAAGCAATTAACACTTTAGTTAATAAAAATAATACAGAAAGCGATAAAGCTTTCGTTTGGTTTATGGAGTAAAATTATGGCAGGAACATTTTTAGGTAAATACGATACAACAGCAGCAAACAACACAGCTACAGGAACTAATGCAGTTTCAGTAGCAGAAGGAATGCTACCATCTAATATTAATAACGCTTTTAGAAGTGTTATGGCAGATATTAGACAACATTATAATGCAGCTGAATGGATTGAATATGGTGATGGTGCAGGTACTTATACAGCTACTTACGCATCAGCTACATCGTTTACTATTGATGGAACAGATGTAACAGCTATTTATCATGCTGGACGTAGAGTTAAAGTTGTAGCATCAACGCCAGGCACAATATATGGTACTATATCTAGTACATCTTTTTCAACAAACACAACAGTTAATGTAACTTGGGATTCAGGAAATTTATCTAGTGAAGCAATTACAAGCGTACACATTGGTGTATTAGGTAAAACAAATAACTCAATACCAACTGGTGTTATAGCAGCAAGTAATATAGCTGATGGAGCTATAAGTACTGCTAAACTAGCAGCAGATTCTGTAACAGGAGCAAAGATTGCAGATGACGCTATAGACTCAGAACATTATACTGATGCTTCTATAGACACAGCTCATATTGCAGACTCACAAATAACTACAGCCAAAATTGCAGATACAGCAATTACTACAGCAAAAATTACAGATGCAAATGTAACAACAGCTAAAATCGCAGCAGATGCAATTACAGGTGCTAAAATAGCTGATGATGCTATTAATAGTGAACATTACACAGATGCATCTATTGATACAGCTCACATAGCTGATGCACAAATTACAGCAGCTAAAATAGGAAGTAACGCAGTAACTACAGCTAAAATAAATGCTGATGCTGTTACAAATGCAAAAATAGCAGATGACAGTATAGATTCAGAGCATTATGTAGATGGCAGTATTGATACTGCACATATAGCAGATGCTAATATTACACTTGCTAAACTTGCTGCAAATTCAGTAAACTCATCTAAAATTGTAGATGATTCTATTGTTAATGCAGATATTAATTCTAGTGCAGCAATTGCAGCTACTAAAATTCATGATGGATCTATTTCTAATACAGAGTTTGGTTATCTTAATGGAGTATCTTCAGCAATCCAAACACAAATAGATACTAAAGCAGCAACATCATATGTTAATGATGCAGTTGCAGGACTAAGAACTAGAATTATTGCAGAGTGTGCATCTACTGCTAATGTTAATATATCTAATGCTTTAGAAGCTGGAGATACAATAGATGGTGTTACACTTGTTGCAGGAGATAGAGTTTTATTAAAAGATCAAAGTACAGCATCTGAAAATGGTTTATATACTGCAGTAGGATCTGGTGCTGGAGCAGCATCAAGAGATACACAATTTAATACTATTGATGAGCTATCAGGACAAATGATTGTAGTTAATCAAGGTACTGCAAATGATAATAAAATATTTCTTTGCACAACGAATAACACAGCTTCATTAGGTTCTGACTCAATTACTTACAATGTTATTACACCATCAAATGTTGGAACAGTAACTAGCGTAGGTATAGCAGATGCAGGTGCTGGTGAAATTACAGTTGGTAATACACCTATTACATCTAATGGAAATATTACTCTTGCAATAAATTCTATTGCAGACACAAAATTAGGTACAATTAGTACAGCTAATAAAGTATCTCTTACTGCCTTGAATATTGATGGTGGAAGTGATATAGGTGCAGATCTAACTACATCTGATTTAATAATAGTAGATGATGGTGCTGGTGGAACTAATAAAAAAGCTGCATTATCAAGAGTTGTAACTTTAATGTCAGCACAAGGATTTGTAACAGACGACCCTACAGCTCTTGCGATTGCGTTAGGTTAAATTAATAATAATAAGGAGAAAATAAGAAATGGCAAATACATTTAAAGTAGTGACATTTGCAGCAGAACCAGCGTCAGCAGGTACACCTTACAAAATGTATACGTGTGCAGGAAGTACAACAACTGTTGTTCTTGGTTTGATTCTTACTAACATACATACTACAGCAGTAACTGTTGAAGTAGAATTAGTTAGTGATACATCAAATAGAGGGGGAGCTAATAATGTAGCAAATGGTACAGCTTTTTTAGTTAAGGATGTATCTATTCCAGCAGGAAGTTCTTTAGAGCTTTTATCTGGTGGTAAAGTTGTATTAGAAGCAACAGACGAAATTAAAATAGATTGTTCTGTAGCTGATAAACTATCAGGTACGCTTTCTATAATGGAAATTACATAGGATTAATTAATGGCTTATATAGGTAATACACCTGCAGAAAATTACGCAAGTTTTTTAACTGAAACTTTTACAGTTTCGGCTACTACTAACTATACTTTATCTCATGCTGTAACTAATGAGAATGAAATCAGATTAGTTATTAATGGAGTAGTTCAACAACCTGGAAGTGGTAAAGCATATACAGCTAGTGGTACAACTCTAACACTTACAAG